GCCATCAAAAGCATAATTATAGGTAAAAATCTTTTCATGTGATTTCCCACTATTTTTCTAGCCGTATTTATACTTACTTAATTTTGAAAGAATGTTAATTGATATGTGTCTAAGTTTATAACTGCTCTTGCAATCCTTTGGCCGTTGTCCTCTCGGTTTGTAGATGATATTACAACTGGTATACTTTCCTTAAAGTCAGTAAAGGACTGTGCATATCCAGTGTTTATAAATCCGTATCCAGAAACGTTTGCTGTCTCGTCTTCCAGTGTCATAGTGCCACCCTGATATCCACTGCTTCTGACTACAACAGGATCTAATCCAACTTCTGCATACCATATCCCCCTAAAATCTAGTTCAATAGTATTGTCTGTTAATCCTCCAGCGACTGCTTTGAGTCTGTCAATGTCGATGTATATTCCTTCATATCCTTCTGTATCCGTGTTATTATCTCCACCCCATTTCATATAAACCTGTGAACCACCACCATCTGTAATCAGAGATGTTTTCCCATGACCAACAACTGTGCCTGCCAGTTGAGTCGGCCTTATGAACTCTGCTCTAAGATCAAAGTCCTTACCATCAGTCCAATGCCAATAGAATTGTAACTTATCTGAGTAAAATACTGCGAAGTCAAAATCCGATCCTTTTGACTTTCCAATTCCAAATGATAATGGCATAATATTAACTAGGGATAATAAAGGTTCCTTTCATACTGGCGTGTGATGGCACAGTACATTGATACTCGTAACTTGCTGGTGCATCATGTGGTATTGTAAATATCTGTACTCCAGACTGTTGACCACTGACGTATGTTCCTACACCTGTAGTTGTTCCTGTGTATTGAATACGGAATGGGTGTGAACCACCAGTAGAGTTTTCAAACATATATGTGAAACCTCTCATCAAGTAAAGAGTTGGATTTCCTACAGAGTTTCTTTGCCCAGGCCCTGCCATACTATATGAAGAAGAACCGTTTGCAGTTATATAATATCTAGTACAAAATCCTCTACTGGTTCCACTACCATCTATCAAGTCAGTAACAAAACTACCAGAAGTTGTGATTCCAGAAACATCTAGAGTTGTTGCAGTTAAGTTTGCAGGGACAGATGAGCCAGCAACAGTAATTGTTTTTTCTGCTCCAGTACCAGATGCAACTACTCCGTCTCCAACAAAGTTTAACGTAGTTGCACTTGTAGATAATGCACTACCTTCATCTTCAACAGTTATTCCACCACCACTTGCAGTCACAGTCACAGCAGCACCTGATATTGCAGATACACTTAAGTTTGCTCCGAAGTCTATAGTTCCAGCAGTTCCAACTGTTGATCCGCCATCTTTGATGATGATACCAGTTCCAGAAGCAGTAACTCCTGTTAATCCTGTTCCATCACCACTGAATGATGTTGCGGTAATTACTCCTGTAATTGTAGTGTTAGTCTGGATTGCAACTTGACCAGCTTTTAAATTTAGGTCGCCGTTACTCTCTATAGTTGGGTCGCCACTTGCTCCAACTATATTAAGATCCTTTACACCGAACGATTTTTCTGCCATTGCGCTAGTCTTTTTTAGTATTTATTAAGAGAACTTTATCTCAACTCCACCACTAAACTTTAGGTTAGGTGAGTTTGTGATTCTGATCTCAGGTTTTTTAGGTTCAGAGGGTGAACCAGTGGGAGCATCCCATATTACAACAGGACCTTGACCATACATTTGGACGGAATACATATCTTCCCATGCCTGTGTTGTTGCAGTAAAAGATGTAATGTTATCACCATAATAAAATCTGTCAGGATCTTGAGTTCCACAGTTATTTTTTAACCAGTTTTTCACATCCCTCCAAGTCCAGTCTCTATTATATTGTAACTTGGTAGTAATCCATCCAGCACATGTAGGACATGCAGAACTAGTTCCACCAAAGTCAACGTCATAGGGGACAAATCCTAGTCCAGTATATGTTTCTGGGTGAGGATATGTTAAGTTTGATGCTCTACCGTCTGCTGTGAGTGTATCGTCAGCAGCACCAAAACAGTCAATACCTGTTCCCATGTCACTATAACTGACTTTCTTTTCTTTATAGTCTGTGGTGTTACCACCTAGCCCACTGCTTATATACTGGTCATCTAATGCACCAATATTGATGCAAGCATACTCAGTTCCAGCAGTAGATAAACCAGATGTAGTCTTACCGAGTGCCTGAGGCCATCCTCTTCTGTTGATAGTGTTATAACATTGTAAACCAAATTCAAAATGAGTTGCAGATTGTAAGGAGACACTATTACCTTGAGAAGATGTAGACCAATAGTTATCAAAATCAAGATCGCCAGGACTTGTTTGAGTCTGATTACTATTACCAGCTGCAGCAATGAATATGACTCCCGCCTCAGCTAACTCATCACCAGCTGCGGTGACAGAACTGTCTATCATCTCACCTTTACATCTGCTACCATCACCATATGCACCTAGTAGATCAAAGAAAGCTGGTTCACCAAGAGTACCACCATATGACACACCAGTTACCGTTCCGTTTATTGCTGCTGGTCTATACCAATAATATCCAGTAGTATGAATACTGCTTGATCTATATCCCCAACTATTAGCTGATGTTGTAGGATTTTTTGTATCATTTTGTTTGCCAGTGATAGCAGAATGTCTATCATAGTTTGGTTTATATAAGTGGAAGAGTTTCTGTATATCAAATTGACTACCATTGATTCCAGCATTAGAACCACCGATACCATTTAATACCCATTTGTTGCAGTTATATGCCGATCCATAATTCTTACCAAATACTTGACCAGCACACTGAGTTCCGTGATCAGAACCGTTAGTTGGTTTTGCAGTATTAGTGCCATTGCAATTAGCTCTTGTATATGAAGCACTGAAACCACTGGTAGTTCCTATAGTGGAGAATCCTACAGATCTTTGACTAGCATCAGACCACCATGCTCTTGCAACAGATTCTTGTGGAACTGTTGTACCATCCCAACGTTGTTCTAATCTGTTGGCTGGATCTGCATTGAACCAGTCTGGATCAATATAATATGGACCATCAAGAAGTACATCTAGGACACCACATGTGCCTGGTGTTGTAGATATACCACTCCATGTCAATGCGTTTCCTGTTGAGTATCCTACAGGATCATCGTCAGTGTGTACAAACTCAGGGTGTGCAATCCAGAAACCATCATCAGATACGATTGCATCTACGCCAGTTCCATCACCTAATTGTTTTGGTTCAGTTTCT